CCCATATGCCAAAAATATAAGGGCGAAGATAAAACAACTCCCCCAGGTATGCAAATAAAAAAGGGGCCGAAGCCCCCTTAATCAAAACCTAAAAACCTATGCGGCTAAGATAAACAAAATTTCTAAACCACAAAAAAGGGGGCCGAAGCCCCCTAGAAGGTAAGTCACACGAATTAAGCAGAAGCTTCAATTACGGTAGTGACGTTAGCGAACGTGTCGGTGAAGCAAGCATCCGAATGGAACTTAGCGAAGGCTTCACGCATCTCACCCCGAACCGTAGTTTGGTTGTAAGTTACGTTGTCACCATCTTGCTCGAAGAACCTTACGGAGATACCCTCACGCTGGAACAACTGCCCTACGTTCTGTGAATCCATTACGAAGAATGATCCAGCCGTTACCGCTGAAGACTCCTGAATTGGAAGACCGAAGATAGTAGGCGTGTTGTCAACGAAGATGACGGGAGCGGTGTATTGTCCGTTCGTGTCACGAGCGTAAGCCAACTGAACTACATCTTGTGGGTTCATAAGGATCGCATCGGGAGCGTAGTCGCTAGCCTTCAGGATTCCGATACCAGCAAGGATACAATCGAACTTAGTCGAAAGACCGTTAGCGATAGCATCCTCAAAAGAACTACCAACCAAGTCAGCGTCACTCTTAGCACCATTGCTCAAACCATAGAGGTTAGGAGCCGTTCCGTTACCAGTCAACAACTGAGTGTCCTCAACATTGTAGATTTGACGTGGGAGTTCGTAAGCCAGGTAGGAAGTGATTCCTTGGAAGTCGGAAAGCATTTGGTTAGACAGACGCATATAACCAGCGATAGTCTGAGCGTTGTAAGTAACCAAAGCAAAGTCCTTGTCCATTTGAGGCTTAACCGCACCCTCAGCAACGGTAGTAGGCGCACCTTCGCCACCGCTAACATCAGGGAACTGAACCGCGTCACCGCTCATAGAGCCTTGACGGAGTGCGTTTCTTACACGGAACTTGCGCTCAACTTCAGGAAGGATAGGCAAATAAGCGTTGTCAACGATCTGAGTAGTAGTGTCAGCAGTAGGCATATCACCAACGGCCTTAACCTTCAGGTCTTCGATGTTGAAACGGCTAGACTCACCCTTAACAAATGAACGGAACCCGTCAGAGTCCATAGCGTTCATAAGAGCCTCCTGAGTAGTCTTAGCGACTGCCTCTTTTTCCTCCATTCCGTTAGCCTTGAGTTCCGCAACACGGCCCTCCAGGTTAGCAATTGAAGAATTTGACTTCTCCAGCAACTCGTTGAAAGCGTTCAGCTTTTCCTGAGTGTATTCTTTTGACGCTTCCACGCCAGCGTTGATAGCACCGTCAAGGTCTTTCTTGATGGACTCCAACTGAGTTTTGATTTCTTCCACTTTTCTCGTTTTAGGAAGGTTAAACATTAATTGACTTCCACAATTCTAAGACGTTCAACGGCTCGTTATTCGGAGTGTCCTTAGACGGCTCTTTAGTCACGAGTGTATTAATCAACGCTTTTAATTGCGACAATTCGTTTTCAATGGTAACAAATGTAGTATCAGTAACATTAGCCCCTTTAATGAAGCTTTCCAATACCTCCATTCTGCCTTCGATCTCTTCAAGGCTCTTCATTCCAACAAAAGGGGTATTCTCGTTAGCCCCAAAGACCACGCTTGAACCCTCCCTTAGTTTGGTTTCGGTTATTTCGTAGCCCTTCAGCTTATTGTTGACATCTCTTATTTCAGAGAACACGAGCGGAACGAAACCTACTGAATGTTCTTTAATTATACCCTCTTGGTACATCGTTAAAACATCTTGAGCAAAAGGCCGCTTAGACATCTTAGACTCAAAATAAAGCCCGAAGTCATCTTCTTTCAGTTCCGTGATCTTACCAATAGGATTAAGTGGGTCGTGCATATACAGATGACCGATACGCCCTTTCCCCATTGGCCCGTTCTCCTGAATGGACTTGGCGTAGGAGCCTCTTCGCATTATGTCCCCGTGGCTATCGACATTGTCGAAGGCTGAGAAGTAGCCAGCAACGGTTCCTTTTTCGGTGTCCACGTCCTTTAACTCTAGGCTCGTGTTCTTGGTTGTGTATACTTTATCCATACTCTTGTTTTCTTGCACAATCTTTTTAGACCAGTAATAAGCTGGCTTACCGCCCCAAGCGTCATACATTAAATTTCCACACTTCTCATAGCTTCCCCCGTCATAGTACTCAGAAGCCCTAGCTAGGTAGCTATAAACCCTCTTCACGACATCTAGGGACAATTCACGGCCTTTGGCTAGGTCGTTTGCTCTTTGCTTCCCTACGTCCGTTCCACACGTCCCCCAACCATTTTCAGCGACATAATCTAAAACCCCTTGGGCCTTGTCTATGATTTCCTGAGTTGGTTTAAACATAGGGTCTAAGATAATTCCGTGGGTTCTTGCCCCTTTGGGTAAAAGCCGTAGGTCTTGGCGAACTGCTCTCTTGATCTTAACGCCCAATAGTCCCCGTCATCAACGGGTGGAATCTCTTTATTCTCTACGACAACGAGCGGCTTACCTAGTCTAACGGACTTAGCCAGTAACTCAAAGTCAAATCTATGGGGGCCAGTTAATTCGTAAGCCCTTTCCCCATACTTCTTTATGTATTCATCTATTGGGTCAGATTCCATTCTCTTCTAGTATTTCGTTCATTGCTTTAATCATCTCGTCATAAAGCGATTTGTCCAACTGCTCAAAAATTGGGTTTCCTAGAAACCTATTCTCCATAGAGTGAGCGAAAAACTCAGCTTGTGCTGAATAGTCTTTTTTCATATACTTTTTAGTATGTCCGTAGCCAATATCTCCCCTACTAAGAGCCTGAAGCGTGTCAGCATAAGCACTAAAAGACTCAACTATATCCTCCTTATTCATCCCCTTTAAAGACCCCTTTTTTAAGCCCATCTCTTTTTCGAAGAAATCACTAGCCAGGGTGCTTTCACCTTCTGCAAAGAATTTCTTTCTAGCGTTCCAAAGTCTACGATAATTAGTGTTGTAATTGTCTTTTATTTTATTAAACGCTTCACGCTGAACCTTTGTCCTTCCGTTTCTATATCCCTTATCCCTTAACTCAAAAAAAAGCTTCTTAAAGTTATTATCAGAGCGATCACCGTAATAAGAACCTCTCAATATGTTTTGCCTATTATGAATAGCATGCCCGTACTCGTGGTAAAGTATTCTAGCGTTTTGGTTAGTAGCCTCCCTAAGTCTTGCTGGCTCTGTTATATTTATCTCGTTTGTAGAGCCCATATAATATGAACCACTTCCCTTGTGGATTGGCTTTATGCCGAAGTAACTACCTGGCTTATTAGTCTTTTTAGGGGCTAAAGATAGTAATTTCAAAAACTTCTCATCTAGATTGGGGACTTTTATCCCGTTGGCCTTGTACCACTTAAACACCTTGTCTAGTGAGTTGGTCACCTCCTTGGATATACCGAAACCCGTGGGCTTAACATCTTCAGGAATTATAGGGGTCGGGATGTTCGCTTGTGGGGGTGGGGGTGCTGGTGTTTCCTCTTCGATTCTTCGCCACCCTAACGCACAACGGCAGTTTATTACTTGGCTTGCCCCTCCTCTTCGGTCACCTGGAAACTGCATCTTAGAGCCTCCAACCTCAAAATCCTCTTCTGCTCCTATGGTTTCGCTCCGTTTCATCTCGTTGTGAGAATTACGGGTTCTAGAATCCTTCTTAGCGATCCAATACTTACCCATTGTAACCCCGTACTTCTGAAACAACTCTTGTGAGCCTAGATACTCACCGTAAGAAGCGGCACTAAGGGTTTCGGTTCGGGCTATCCGTTCGGCTTGGAAGCGTGAAGTTCTCTTCAGGTTCCTTAGAAACTTATCGTTCTTGAGTGCATCGGTTACCGCCCTTATCCCCTTTCCGTCTTGTATAGCATCGTAGACAACCGAATTAAGTAGCCTTTGCGCCCCAATCTCAGAAGTTAGGCTAATGGTCTTTATTTGGTTTAGGTTACTCCGAAAGTATTTCCCAATAGCCTCGGTCTTCCATTGCACCTTTGGGATACCCTCGCTTAGATCACTCTTAAACTTGCCTTGTGCAAAGTCCTTAACGAACTGGTCAGAGAACAAATAGCCAGCATCAAAATAAAGGTCTTCAACTAGCTTCTCTACATCAGTAGAAGGGTAGTTTATGGGGTAAATGACGTTCTCTAGGTTACTTAGGTCGGCCCCCTTTATATACTTTAGGTTAGCCTTGTAGATTTCTTCCGTGAGTTCACGAGCGTAACGCCTAGAAATCTTGTCCCTACGTCTGTTAACGTCTAAATATCGCTTGTCTGCTGGGCTCATTCTTCACCTTCAAAGCCGCTTAAATCAATTGGCGTAAGGCTAGAAGGTACATATACTTGGTTCATATCAGCGTCCTCAATAGCGGCAAGCCCCATCATTTCCCTTTTCTCGTTCGGGGTCATCCAATACGCACCACTAAGGGCAGAAACTTGATCCTTCTTGTCGGCTTGAAGTTCGGGAATCTCTGAAGTGTCAAACTTGAAATAAACCCCCTCATCATTCATAAACAAACGATTGAAGGAATATTCAAACTTATTCAGAGTAGGAAGGATAGAATCCGTGTAAGCTTGCTTTCTGTACTGCTCCTGATTCGAGAATGTGCTAGAATCGTTGTTATTGAACAGACCAACGGGCAAATTATAGGCGTTGCAAACGTCACTTAACGAAAGGTCTAGAACCTCCATTATCCCCATATCCACGGGAGTGATACCAAAGTTAATGTAACCCAGGTCACCGACACCAACACCAATAGAATTAGAATTTGAGTTCTTTCGGACTTCCTTAATGCTTTGGCGCATCTCGTTAATTTCGTCTTGTGTCCAAGCATCCTTACCACCAGCGAAATCAATTCCCTTATTATAGAGAATACCAGCGGCTCCTTGGTTATCCATAGACGCCTTTTGCGAATCATAGCCACTATTTGAAGTCTGAATTGATTTGAAGGCCGCTTGTAAAGGGCTTTGTCCGTAAAGGTGTTCACCGCTTCCGAAGGCCATTTGGACGTTTTTGATGTGGATCACATTCTCTGCGTCCATCTTCGTGTTTATATAGCCTTCTGTAAATCTGTATTCTGCCACCCCTCTTCCGCTCTTACCTGAGATGGCTTCTATGTATACGCTAGGCAAAGCTTCCACGAGCAGAATACGACCCTCAGTTATTGCGGTTTCACCCTTCTGACAATAGATATAACCGTTCCCCGTTAAAAGGTAGTTCGAATAGAGATTAGCTAGGAAGTCGTCAAAACTTTGGTAGCTATTGGGCTGGTCTTTGACCCTCTCTAGTGGTTCGTATTCTATCTTGTTCCCCTCGGAGTCATACGCACACAAAGGAACGTTAGACATCTTCTTAGAAAGGAAATTTATAACGGAGTAAACGTCAGGGTTCTTCTGATAGGCTTGCTCTAGTAAACTCTCAAAGTTGAACGGTTGCCAGATTGCTGAGTTAGCCCCCAAGTGGGTTAGCTGGGCCGTGAGTAGTTTGCTTAACTGCTCCTGAATCTTAGACTCTTTTCGGTCGTACTTTAGAAAGTCGAGTAATGCCATAGCACAAAAGTAATTTAGCCCTTTAGCCCCGTTTATATAAAAAGCCCACGCTATACCTCAGAGCGTCAAGAAGGTGGTTGAAGGAATCGATGGGCTTTTCAGTTGGGCGTTCGTTTTTGTCTAAGTGCCATACATAAGAACCTAGTTCCCTCTCTAAGTCCTTGCTTCGTCTTGTATATAGAACCTCCTTGGACTGAAGTAGTTTGATCCCGTTTCTAATAGAGTCAGGCCCCTTAATCGCTCCTATTGCGTTTAGCCCCCCTCGTCTTAGTTCGGCTATGCTCTTAGGTTCTGCACTATCACAAATGACCCTTAACCCCTCACATTCGTGTTTTATCTTCTCAACTAACTCAGTATTAGTAAGATGCGTTTCATACACGAGTTCATCGACATAGACCCGATCGTTATGCTTACCGACCTTTAGGACTGCCGTGGGGTCTTGGCTAAAACCGAAGTCGATACCAACGCAAACATCTGAACACTCCGAAAAGTCTAGTTCTTCGACCTTGGTGAAGTTTCTGTAAATTCTGCCCTTCTTGCCTCTGCCTCGTTCACCTAACCCAAACACCGCCCAATCTTCAGGGCTTGACGTTTTAAGGCTTTCGATTTCGGCAATGATTGATTTGGGTAAGTGTGGGTTGTCCTTGTAGGTGGTGACAATTAAAGCCGCATCTTCTCTAGCTTCCACTTCGTACCACCAGCCGTCTAAATCGCTAGGGTTATAACTAAGCACAATGAACCCCGTGGTTCGGTAAGATAGTTGCCTAAATGACTCAGCGGTTATTTCATTACACTCGTCTAAAAAAAGCGCATCCCGTTTCCGTCCTCTTAGCTTTTGGGGTTGATCCAAACTAATAAATTCAACGGTATTCCCACGAAGCTTGTAGATTCCCTCGGTCTTATTATGGTCTTCCTCAACGTATGCCTCAAAGCTTTGCAGAATCTCAACGAAGTCCCGAAGGGTTGAAGCCTTCAAAGCTGGTAATGTTTGCCTAGCAATGGTAATAACCATTCCAGCATTGGGGTACTTGTAGCAAAGTTCAATAAGGAATTGAACGGCACTATATGACTTTCCCGACCTTGTGCCCCCTCTTAGGCTTATAAGCCTTTTAGACTCGTGGTTTTCTCTTAGAAATTTAAGGTTCGGATTCGTCATCTTCTATCGCCTCCTGAATCATCCAAGGGGGTAGGGTTATTTGCGTGCCGCTTTCATCTCTTACTAGAGCCTCCACACTTACCGCCTTGAGTTCAGGAATAACGAATTTACTTATTTTTAGGAAAATGTCAACTGCACGGGCTGGGTCAGGAGCGTTAGACCACACAACGGCCCCACGTTCGTCCCTAATTATGTTCCCTCCCTCATCTCTTTGCGGTACACCTTCAGCCGTGTCCATTAGGAACTTGTGAATTCTAGGTTGAACACCGTCAGCCATCTTAGCGAAGATTCTTCTTATCTCCTCTATCTCCCTTTTAGAAGACTTGTGCCGCTTACTAGCCGACTTCTTCCGATCCTCTTCGGTGAATCTATGCCGAACTTTAGCCAGGTGCTTCCCTTGCTTCGTGTTAGCTAGGTTCTCCCTCGCTTTTTCTTCCTCGTTCATAGTCTAAAACTGCTTTCACAACGTCATAAACGCTAACAATGTCCCCATATTCGGTAATGCAAAAAGTATTCTTGCTAATACCCATCTCCTTCAACTTGTTCAAAGTATGTCGTAAATACTCAATTGCTCGTTATCCTTGGGTAAGAATAGTTCAGATATAGCGTCATACGCCCTAATTTCCATAAGGTCTTCAATCATCTGAAGCTGGTAACTGGTGGTTTCGTGGGAAAGTATGAAGTCTTTTAGCCATTCAATGAACTCATCGTAAAGAAGAACGTGGCTAGCCGAAAGGTCTAGGTAGTCTTCAGGGGTCAGGTCGATTAGTTTGATCAACCGCATAGCCTCCAAGTAGTCTTCTACCTCCATGCCCTAAATATAGCTACTTAAAAGGGTGGGTCTTTTCCTTCGTTGAAAGTTTTTCCACTCCAAGACTGGTAGCGTCCATCGAAATAACTCCCCTTTATTCTTCCAGTTTCCCCGTTACGGTTCTTGGTCACCTTTATTAAATCGAAGTATTCCCCATCTTCTTGGATGCCGTAAACTACTGACCTATAAAGCATTATAATAACCGAGGCGTCTTGTTCTATACTCCCTGAATCTCTCAAATGGTGGCTATCGGGTTCCTTGGTTTCGGTGCTTTCTACGGCTCTGCTGAGTTGGGACAATAGTAAAACGGGAAGGTTGTTCTTTTTAGCTATCATCTTGAACGCCCAAGACATTTCCCCTACCTCCCTTTCTCGGTTGTTGGTCTTTTGCCTTGTCTTGGCTAGTTGTAAGTAGTCCACCACCACGAGCGCAACATCTCCTTTCCTATTTTCCTTGGCTACCTTGCTAGCTATGTCCTCAACGTACACATAATCTTCTAGAACCTCAATCTTATAGCCTTCGCTTTTGATCATTGCCTTTTGAAGCTTGCTAACGTCAGGGCTAGAACCAAAAACCTCTTTCATTTCAACCTCCCTAGTGTTGGCCCATAGCCTTTTAATGAGTTGGTCGCTAGGCATTTCAAGAGAAAAGAACAGAACACGGCCCTTTGACTGCGAAGCCACGGCAGATTCAATAGCGAAAGCAGTCTTACCCATTGCTGGACGTGCCGCCAAAACGCTCAAGTCACCACCCTTTAAACCATTTAACACCCCGTCTAGAACGCTATTCCCCGTAGGTGCGCCCATAGAAGTGTCTTTTATCCGTTCTAACGCCCCGTTCATTAGTTCTAAGAGCGTCTTAGTGGTTTGGGGGGTGCTACCCTCAAGGAGTTGGTTAATGTCGTTAGAAGCCTTAAAAACCCCCTCTATGTCTTGGGTCTGAATTAGGTCTTGTCCTACTCTTTGGGCTTGTCGTTTAATAAATTCTTCTTGAACTAGGGTGGCGTAAGGGATCACATCGACCCGAAACGGTGCATTTTTGGAAAGTTCTACTAGGGTGGCTACCAGGTCGGGGAATCTCTGACCCAATGTAACCAAGTCCTCGTGGCTTCCCTTTGCCCTTGTTTCCTTACACGCCTTGACAATCTTGAAATAAGTAGGGTCTTCGAACCATTCGGCTTCAATTCTAACGCTATCTATTGCCGCTGGGTCGTTAATCAGTAACCCAACTAAAGAGGCTTCTAGGTTCATAGATCAAAACCCGTCTTCTTGGTTAGCTTGTGTTCGGGGGTCATCCAAACATTAAGGGCCTTATGCTTCCAAGATTTTATGGTGTTGTTGTGGGAGTCGCACCAGTTCAAGGCTTCGTAATACTCCCACATTTCGTCAGCCCTCCAAGCCGTGTAGCCCTTTTCTAAGAAGTATTCTCGGACTTGTTCCTTTGTCGGTGCGGTGAATCGTTCGGGTATTCGTTCGTTAGACTTCTTTTCCCCGAATAAATCTAATTGCCCTGAGTCTAATAGCCCTTGTATTATTATAATGGCCTCACGCAAGGTCTTTTTTTCTTTTTCTGTCATAGCGTCAAAGCTAGAATAATTATTGGAATAAAAAAGCCCCCACTTGGAGGGCTATAATAATTCTTAAAGCTTCACCAAATGCTCTTGGCTTTTGTGTACATAGATGCCGTAGGGGTATTTTTTGCGGCAATCCCATAAATCGTAGACAACACCTTGATCTAAACAACAAAGATGGCCAGCAAGGCTAACTATTGCCGTAATGTTTTGCGGAACGGGATAGGCTCCTAGGTTGTAGCCTTTGATCTTCTTAATCCACTTCCAACCTCTCTTGTCAAGAAACTGCTCGTAGTTCTCTTTCGAGTTGGGCATATATCCATTCTCTCGGCTTGTGTCCCAAAGTTCATCCCTAACTGACTTGTAGTCTTCTTTAGTAGCAATGGCCAAAGCCCTCATAACGCAGTCACCGACCCGATCTTTCTTGTACTTCATTCGAAAGTACTTTGACCGCCCCCCGTCATGGTATTCAAATAAGTGGTTCATTGGTTGTTGTTTTATTATACCGCTAAAGTAAAACGTATTTTCCAAACCACCAAAAAAATATTTAACTAACTAGCAGTTAGGTTCATACGAAGGTTGAAGTCCATTAGATAGCGGACTATATACCGACCGTCATCGCTACGGGTCTGCTCCTTACTTGCTCCAAGGTCGCTAACACTCTCTAGTTCTAGGTCTAGGGTTCTAGCCTCGTTGTGGATTTCGCCCGTTAAGGTGGTGTCCTGAAAAGCCTTATACACCAGGTCAATCAAAGTGTTATGGTTGGTGACTGAGTACGCTGGTGAGGTTTCGTAGAAGATCACTCCCGTGGTTATTGTGTAGTCGTAGCTTAAATCAGTTTGTGAACCCGTTCTATCTGCGCCACCTATATCTATATAAACGTACTTGTCAAGGTCGCTGACGTTGGTTCGGCTATACTGAATAGCTATGGAACTCTGACCATTGGCGTTTAATACGGTTCTGATTGCATTGTGAACCAAACGCATTATATCGGTAGTCTGTCGCATAGGGCAAAAGTAGGCCCACGAGCGGAAGCCGTTTAAAGGGTTCTTGACTTGTTTTATAGGTTTGCTTACCTTTGTGGACATAAGAAGCTAGTAGAAAGCGGCAGCGAATCGTTTAACTAGCAGACACCGAAGAGGTTAGGGGGTTGGTACTCCGTGAAAGCATAAGCCATCCAGTACCGTTATCCCAAAAGGTAGCAGCCGTAAGGTGGATGTCCGAAGGGGTGCAAGTGATCTCTAAAGCGACAAACTCAAGCCGTACCGAAGCAAGATTATTTCCTCTCTGTAATGGGGGGAAGGGGGGCGTTACTTGCTTTGGGTGGCTTAGATTTAGAGCGAAAGAATTAAAATTAATTACTATATTTGTCCTATGGCTCAGACACAACCAAGAGGGTTAATGCCTCAAAGCCTTGCAGAATACTTGTTCTACCAAGGTTATAGGTATATTGAAACTAATAGGGATAGCGGTGCTATCGTTGCCTATAATGGTTCTGAGTTGATTCGTGCCGTACCATTCAAAACGTACCAGGTTGAACTGTTTCTGAGAGATAAGGGGGTTCTAGGTGCAACCTTCCACGCATTGGAACGAGAATGGAAGTTCTACGACCATGACGCTTGCCTAGACTACATAGAAAATAACGGGAATCAAAGCCAACTGAATTCACTTATAGAGAGTGGACGGGCTGAGTTTAACCCGAATGAAATTGAACTCTAATCCACAAAAACAAAAGCAAATGGATTTAATTGCAAAGCTGACACAGATTCAGCACGACCTAAAAGCGCCAAAGTCTAACTTCAATTCTTTCGGCAAGTACAAATACCGTTCTATTGAGGACATTCAAGAAGCGGTAAAGCCACACCTTAAGAAACACGGATGCGTGTTAAACTTCTCAGACGAAGTTGTTGAGGTAGCTGGTAGGGTAGTCATTCAAGCCACCGCTTGCATTCAAGACGGCAAAGATGACTTAAGCGTTACGGCTTATGCCGAAGTGGATCAAATAAAGGGGATGAATATGGCCCAAGCATTTGGTTCTGCTAGTTCTTACGCCCGAAAGTATGCCGCTGGTGGTCTTCTGTTATTGGATGACACTAAGGACGCTGACGGAACCAACGACCACGGGAAGAAGAAAGAGGAAGCATCAGATTTTGAAAAGGCTTTAACCTGGTTGACTGCTAACCCAACTCAAAACAACTACGATAAGCTGGCGGTAAAGATGGGTTCGGTGTTTACAGATGACGAATTTAAGAAGCTTCAGGCTATTGTTGAACTTGCAGAAGGACTCGGCAAATGAAGACGGAGGAACAAAAGAAAGAACTCGAATGGTTCGATAATGGAGGGAGCGACTTTGACAAAAGGCACGGTAACAACCTCGCTTACGTAGAAACTAAGCCCGTTTGGATGCAATGGAGGGAGGTAAGATTAGATGGTCAAGTGGATTGGAAAACGGGCATAGGCAAATTTGGCTTAATGACCGACATGGACACCGAAGAGACGGAAGAGGCAATAACCATATTTGATGGGTTTGACAATGACTATCCCTATTGGGATGAACTATCCGTAGAATACCAAAATTTAGAATGGTGTGAACTTTCAGAATTAAACAAGCTATGAAAATAAGAGCAAGCGCATTAGGTCAGATAATGACCAACGGAAGAGGGTCGAATAATATCGGTGCTACGGCACTAAACGCCCTCAAGGAAACGTATCTTTACCACAAGTACGGACGTACTAGGGAGATAAACACCGCACAAATAGCCAAGGGGCTA